CGGAGTAGTCCTCACGCGGCTCTAGCGGCAAAAATGCTTCGCTGTTTTCGCGTAAATACTCTGTTCCGTTCGTGACGGCTTTCATGATCTCCCAGCCCTTCATCTGGTCGATCACAGCCCGTGTTCGCACGAACGGACTATCAACAGTGCCCATGTAGGAACTGCTGACGAGATGCGTTCTAACGAGACCAGGAACGGAGTAAGTCATGACACCTCAGAGTTGAGTTATTAACAGCCCCATCGACGACGGGCCGCTTTACCCCGTTCACCAGTCCAATTACGACTTCGAGCGCAGAAAGAACGCTTACGGGCAGCTTCTTCCTTTGTCTTTGGCTTGCCTGTAACCGGCGGTTTCAAATTAGAACCCGTTTCCCGGTTGTACTTAGCCCGACCTTTAGCGGTCAGGCCAGCACCTTTACTAGCAGGCAGCTTCTCGCCACGGCCAACACTAAGGTTGGGACCACGCTTACGCTTTTTGCGCTCTGCCATCGTCCTAAACCTTATTCAAGGTTGGAGGTGATAGCGCCGCTGGTGACGAAGTTGCAGGTGGCAACGACCAAATCGCCAACAGTGGATGCAATATCCATGCTGGTGATAATGCCCGCAAAGCTCACGCTGTCAGTGCCGGAGGTGGTGCCGGTGGTAAACAGCTCAAACGTGGCATCTGCAGTGTCTGAAGCAGTGATTACGTCTTCAATAAATGCAGCCTGACCGGTTGCATCTGGGTCGTACACCAGTTCAACAGTGCCGGAACCGCTGATCATGCTGCCGACAAAAGCACGAAAGGTGTCACCGTGATCGGTAACGTCCAGCGTGTCTTTGGTGATGTTCAGCGTCCAGCTGCGGGTTCCAACGATGGTGGCGTTAGAAGAGCCAGCAGCGTCAAACTGGACCGCACCTTGCTCTCCGCGAAGGATGGCCATGATTAGACATAGGAAGGGTCTATACGGTTGATTCTAACCGTTCACAACCCACAAGCCATCTCAAGACTTCTTCTTTTTTGCCTTGCGCCGCCGATGTTGATAAGAAATCTTCTTTGAACCTGTTTTTTCTTTCTTGAAACGAGCTTTTTCTGCAGGACTCATCTCTTTTGTAGTTTTTGGCGTCTTATCTGACACCCTGCGTGATGGTCTGCACGCTGGATATGCTCTGTCTTCGCCTTTAGAACGGCCACAAGGCTTCCCGGTCTTTATATCGACCCATTTCTCGTCAAACCATCTGCCAAGGCCACCACGGCCCTTACTTTTTGGTTTTGCGGGTTTTCGTGGTTTTTTTCGTTCCGCCACTGGTTGCCTTGCGATAGGTGCCACCACGCTTCTTATATTCGCGTACAAGCCACGCATTTGCATACGCGCTCGGATAAACCGCGAACTTGCGCTTGGCTTCCGCTTTTACACGGTTGTAAAGCGTCTTGTTTACTGGGACGTTTTCACTGGCCACAGCTGCACCGCATCTTCTTGGTGCCTTTTTTCATGCCCTTTTTCTTCTTGGGTGGACGGCCTTTTTGTGTGCCGTAAGTTCCAGGACCCTTAGGCATGACGCAAAGTGCAACGTTATACCCAGTCTAAACAGCTTTGGAACCGTATTCCAGCGTTACCCGGCGCTTTTTGCCGCTAGGCGAGTTCCAACGAAAAAATCGCACCTGCACTGACGGATGAAGCTCTTCCTCAGGCGATTGCAGCGTTTTCCAACGGTGATCACACTCCAAACAACGCCGCTCACGTACACAATCATTGTCCTGTGACGTATAACGCCCCATCACCTTCGACTCCTCTGACCCACATTTCGGACAACAAGGCGCGTTGAGCGGACGAAACATCCTCAATACAAGCGGTATGACGTGGCCCCCAGCGTTTCAGGCTTCGCCAGGTTGAACTGTTGAAGGACAAGATACCCGAAAGCGTCAAACGCGTGGTCAACTCCCAGGTTTTTGTTAGGTAAGCCCGTTCCAGGGGCATAGGTCAGTGTCCGCAACGACTTGATTAGCTCTTTGCAACGCGGGTGAATCTTGACTCTGCGTGCCCCAGAGGCATCCATTAAGCCCGTGTTGACTGCTGTGATCTTGTCTCGAATCTTCCACGGTGATCGTGGCGATTGAACCGTAAAACCACTGCGCCTGAGAATTGCATGGTCCGTTACGCCTACACCACTTGTCTTTCTTGCACCGCCTGTTGGGTCAGGGCAAGCAATAACTCTGCGATCCACCCCATATCTACGGGTGACCTCATCCGCAAAATCCCAAGTCGTGGCACCGCCAGTCAACATAATCTCGTCAAACACGTACAACGTGTCCTGATCTTTGACTGCACAGATGCCAGACATCGGATCCACGTTGAAGTCAACGCCTAACAGCAGTGGTTGGATCGAGATGTCCTTTGCTTCTGTTGAAATGTTGTCGTCTGAAAAACTGATGGCCACCAAACCAGTCAGGTTCTCAAAGGACGCTTCGAATTCCTGGCGGAACGTGCGCGAATCAAGTTGAGCGCGGGCTGCTTCGACCTCGTGCTTGCTGACGT